GAAACGAATTTCAGAATTGCCAAATTCAGGAAGTTCGGGAATATCGAAATGAATTTCAGAGTTTTCAAATTCAGGAAGTTCGGGAATATCGAAATGAATTTCAGAATTGCCGAATTCAGGAAGTTCCGGCACATCGAAATGAATTTCAGTTGTTTCATTTCTGAACATCTGATTTTCAGGCATGTCAAAGCGTTCCGGTTCGGTGAAATTCACACCGACAGAAACAGGACTGTCAAGAGCAGATTTCAGCTTTTCAGAGAGAGTTTCAGCCTGATTCATCACCAGAGGGACGTTTTTCTGAATGCCTTGTGCAAAATTCTGCATCATATCGGGCATCCATGTATCATCGTCTTTCAGATATCCTTCTTCCGGTGTCGAGTGATGAAACATGTTATAGAGCATTTCTCCGAGAGCTGTTCCCGCTTCATGCAGCGGATTTATCTGTGAATCAATTCCGTCAATGAAATTGATGACCAAATCCGCACCGTATCCGGAAAAGTCTTCAATAAATGCAGCAATATCATCTTTCAGTTCTGAAAATTTTTGTTTTGTATCTTGTATACCATCGGCTAAATATTCGCCGTACCCCTGCCAGAATTCAGACCATTTCTGCAAATTTTCGTCATCTTTTTCAAATGCCTTGGCATAGGCATCAATCAGATTCTGATAGCCTTCAGCAATTTTCTTTTCCCATTCCACAAACTCTTCTGCACCGATTTGCCATGTTTCAGAGGTTTGGGCGACATAGACAAATGCACCTGCTAAAGCCGCAAGAGCTGCCACCAGTCCGGCAGGACTGAGAATAATTCCGGTCAGAGCCGTGCCGAGTCCTGCGAATGCTCCGCCGATTCCGGCAAGCGTGTTCGGCAGATTGGCAATCATGACAGGCAATCCGAACTGAATGAACATTCCGAACTTCTGCAAAACAGGCAGAACCGCCGAAACAGCCGCAAAAGTACCGACTGCCGTGCCAATGCCTTCCAGAGAAGCCCGGAATTTCTGTGCTCCCTCGTCGTTGTAATCGCCGACCCATTCACCGAAATTTTTGATTTCGGTCAGCAAATTGCTGAAATTTTCGGGAATATCAGAAACGGCGATTTCAATCTTTAATTTAATTTCTTCTTCGAGGTCTTCAAAACTGGAAAATCCAAGCTTTTCAGCGATTTTCTGTTTGATGTTTTCTGTTTTTCCGGAAAGAATTTCAAGAGAAGTTCTGATTTTCAGCTGCAAATCTTCAAAATCGATTTTTTGCAGCTGTTCGGAGAAAATACGCTTGATTTCGTCCCATTCTCCGGAAAATCCGAATGCTTCGGCAATCGCCGAAATAACAGCATCAGCAACAGAAGCAACTGTAACCGGAGCGGCTGCAAGTGCATCCATCAAATTCTGTAGGATTTCCGGAGCATGTTCTTTAAAAGCTTTTTTTGCAGATTTCAGGCTTTCCCCGAGCTGATGCAGAATTTTTCCGGCAGATTTTTTGATTAATCCGGCATTTTCAGAAATGGCTTTTTCCAGACCGGTAATAATTTCAGGGGCTTTTTCAGCGAGCACCGGAACAGAGCGAATCAGACCGTCAGCCAGAGCGAGCAGAATGGAAATTCCTGTATCTGTCAGAGCATTCAGATTTTTAGAATCCGTCAGAAGGCTGATGACAAAATCCAGAAGATGCAGAACGGAGTCTGTCAGCAGAGGGATGTTTTCAGAAATCGAACCTGTGACGGATTTCAGAATTTTCTTTCCGAGTCTGGAAAACCGCAGATTCTTTTTCTGCATAGAATCTGCAAAATCTTTCAGAAGATTCTGGCCGGAGCGGATGAGTTCTGGAAGTCCGTTTTCAATGCCGGATGTGAGCTGTTCGAGGACGGTCACACCCATAACAGCTGCATCTGGCAATGTTTTAAAAAAGCCGGAAATCAGTTGCTTTCCGGTTCTGGTGATAATTCCGGCCGTATCCGGCAGATGTCTGACGAAGCCGTTTCCCAGCGAAAGCAGAAGTTTTCCGCCGATTTCAGAAATTTTCGGCAGATAGCCGGAAAGAAAATCAAATGCTTTCGGAATTTTTGCACCAAGTGCAGCCGCAAGACCGTCAAGGCCGCCGGCCTGTACAGCATCTGTCAAATCAGAAATATATCCGGTTACATGCTGGACAGCATCCCGCAGTGGTGCGTCTAAACTTTTGAAAAGCTTGATTTTCAGGCCATCAAGAGCAGATTCTAAAATTGTAATATCTCCGGCTAAATTATCCAGCATAGTTTCGGCCTGAGTCGCCGCTGAACCCTTTGCACCGGATTCTGTATATTCCAGAGCATCATAGAAAGACTGGACTTTTTCGGCAGAAGATGAAATCATCTTGTCGAATGCTGCCTGTCCCTGAATGCCAAAGATAGCATTTTCAATGGCATTTCTCTCACTTTCATCATCAATCTGATAGAGAGCGTTTTTCAGTTCGTCAACGACCTGATTGAAATCACGGGCTTTTCCGTTAGCATCGTAGGCACTCACACCGAGGGCATCAAGAGCCTGTTTCGCTTGGTCAGTCGGAGAATACAAATTTTTCATCGCCGCTGCTAAAGCAGTCGCAGCCGCTGAACCGACTTCATTCTGTTCAGCGAGCCGGAGCAGGGCGGTTGCTGTAGCCTGTGCAGATTGCCCGTATGTATTTGCCGTTGAGGAAGCCTGAGAGAGAGCCTCTCCGAGCTGCTGAACGTTAGTATTTGCGAGGGTTGCACCCTTGGCGATTAAGTCGGCATAATAGGCGGAAGCTTCGGCTTTATCGGCAAAATTTCCGGCTTCTTTTGTGAAGCCTTTCATAGAGCCGGCAATATAGGAGGCAGCAGCATCAAGGCTCAGACCGCCAGCAGCAGCCATATCGAGAACCTGATTTATCATCTCAATTGATTCATCAGCGTTATAGCCGGACTGTGCCAGAATATTCAGGCCATCAGCGGCCTGACTGGCGGAGAAAGCTGTTTTTGCCCCCATTTCTTCTGCTTTGGCCGTGAGCTTTTCCATATTCCGGAATGCTTCAGAAGCGGAATCATTCAGGTCGCTGACCGAATAGCCGAGCGTGGCACTGACCTGTGACATGCCCTGTGTGAAGGCTTTTCCGGTGCTGACGGCCTGTGCACCGATGGCGGCGACACCAGCCACAGCGGCAGCAGAGGCTGCCCCGATGACAGCCATGCCCTTTTTCGCAATCGAGCCTAAATTTTCGATTCCGACTGTAAAACCGGACTTGTCTATTTTGGTATCAAATTTCAGTGTGCCGTCATACAAGGAAACTCACCGCCTTTAAAAAATCATGAATCCTGCGGCGATTTCCTCATCAGTCATGACATGCGGAATAGCAACAGCCTGTTTCAGCCTGCGGATTCGTTTTTTCTCATTTTTATCTTTGATTTGGTTCAGGTCTGCGGAGCGATAAGCAATACGTTTCATACAGCGTGCATCTTCCGGCAGGGCATCAAACAGTGCACAGAATTCAAACCAGTGCAGAAAGTCAAGATTTATCAAATCTGTTTGATAGTAGTGCCGGAAATCTCCGAGAACAAATCGGGCATCAAATTTCCAGTCAAACAGGAGTGATTTTCTTTGATGGAGTTCTGCACAGCCGTCTTCTGCTTCGTCCTGATAATTCAGGTCTTCAGCACGATAAAAGCGGTATACAGCATCAATAAACGCTTCTGTAAAGGTCGGAGCTGGCCTGACAAGCACACTCTGTAAGATGTAAGCCGGATTCTGTACAGAGTCCTGATTCTGGAGCATGTCAGCGAATTTCAGCCAGACCCTGAAATCAGTCCGGACAGGGTATTTTTTCTCATCTGCCGTGATGAAATCCGGAAGCGGTTCACAAAGCAAATGTATCATTTTTTATGCTTCTTTCTTTTTTTGAGCTGTCGTTTCTGCTGACGGTTTCCGGAGAACGGGTGAAAGCGTTCCTGTCGTTCATCAAATGCCTGTGCCTGAGATGTCACGGCAAATTTCAGAAAGTCGATATAGATTTCTTCGTAGATTCTTGAGTTGACAGGAATGCCCTGAAAAATCTGTCCGGCAATTTCCGTGCCGAACAGATTTTCAAACAAATGCCGGTATAAATCACAGTATGCCCTGATAAAATCTGCATGTTTTTCAAATTTGGTTTCTAAAATCTGGTGTTCTTCCTGTTCCATAACAGAAAACGCATTGTCATAGCGTTCCGCAGTTTCCAGATTTTCCATATCCAGCTCCAGAGAAATACCATTGATTGTCCATTTTTTCATAATTATTCTCCGTCTGGTATGGTGGTCTGAATAGTCATCCAGTTGTCTGCACTGGTAGCAGTAACTTCTGTCAGTTCTCCGTTGGCCTTGAATGTGCCGGAATACGTATAAACCTGATTGTCATCGCCTTCAGAATCCGGAATGACCGTATAATCACGCATAAATCCCTTGCCTGTCTCCGTGTCTACCCAGACGATAGGACGAACCGCATCAGCACCGAGCTTTTCGCCGTCTGTAATGCTGACAATATCTGTAAGCACTGCATTTGTCCTGTGTTTGTCGAATGCATAGCCAATCTCCGGTGAATATGCGGTAATATCCGTGCGTTCCGTTGCTTCATCCACGTATTTGCGGGAATACTCATTAGGATTCTTGCTCAGGCCGAGTTCTGTGAAAAATTTCATTCTCTGGAACACGTAACCGCTCTGACCGGTGCCGGGCACACCATAGAATGCTAACATTTTGTGTCTTGGAACTAAATTGCTCATAAAAAATCCTCCTAATCTTCGTAGATAAGTCTTAGCTGAATCTGGTAGCGTGCAGACTCGGCATCTGTATCAAAAACATAACCGCCAGTGAGCACTTCTATGCTGAACGGTGTTCTGCCGTCCAAATCCGGAAGAATGCCTGCAAGATTCTGCTGATAAATCCAGCTTTCAAAATGTTCATAAAATTCGAGATTTTCAATGCATTGGTTGACATCTGCACTGTAAAATTCACGGCTGGCGAACAGAAACAGGAACTGTTTCAGGCCGCCGCCGTCAGTATATTTTCTGAAAAACGGTTCACATGGGACAGATTCAACAGCATATTCAATGGCTTCTCCGCCGAGAAAATCGACCAGCAGACAGCCGTCTTTGAGTTCCGGAAACTGCATGACATAGTTCCGGATGCAGGAAATCAAAGGTTTCATCTGAATTTCCTCCCTGTGCCGCTCAGAATTTTCTGTTTGTGGTCAGCCTTCATGCGGCTGAACCAGAATTTCCCCTGCAAGCCTTTTTTGGCATGTCCGGAATAATAGCGGGGTCTTGCGTATGCAGCTGTATACTGCACCGTTCCGGAGCCGATTCTTGTGCCCTCATAGCCGGAGCGGCGGAGCTTTCCTGTTTTCATAGGAACATAAGGCTCGGCACGGCGGAGCACTTCACTGTCAATATATTCCTGAGCGTTCCGGAACTGCTGATTTCTCCGGAGCTGTGCAGCAGGATTGAGAATCAGTTTCATTTCAATATCACCTCAATATGCATCATATCCGGCAGGAGATAGCGAAAATCTTTCACCTGCATGACGGTCAGGGCGGTTTTCGGCGGACTGGAATCTTCACAGAGACCGGAAACGGCTCTGTCATCTTTTTTCGGCAGATAGGTCACAGAAGCGGCCGGAACTGCTAAAAATATATTGTCATCGGGGTTGCGTGCTGTGCCGCTGGTTTCCTGTGCCTGTGTTTCCTGCCAGTAAGATTCACCGAGTTCGTGGCGGATATATGCAGGGGCACGGTCAATAATGGTTTTTTCCCAGATGGTGACGGCATTCACATTGACCGGAAATTTCATGATTTTTCCTCCTCATGTGCCCATAATTCGACAGCACCATAAACTTGTGCACGGTACAGACCGAGTTCTTTCAGTTCACTTTTGAGAAAATACAGTTTCTGACCGGGATTAAAAAACGTCTGCTGTACGGTATACGCTCCGAGGGTCTGACTGCCCTGAATGATACCGCCGTTTCCGGAGTTTGCACCGCTGTCGAGAGCACGGACAGCCGCCTGTACCAGCACAGACTTGACGGCAAGTGCAAAGTCTGCACCTGCCGTTTCGTCAGAGATTAAGCTGTCAATATCTTTGCCGTATTTCTGTGCCAGCAGCCG